CACAAGGAAGTTTTTAGAGTATTTCACGTTGACGGAAATTTAGATAACTGCCGTCATAGTAATTTAAAAACTGTATGCTGTAATTGTGCTCAGATACTAGGCAAGGAAGGTGTGGTCTGGAAGCAAGGCGATCTCGTTGCTGACTATTAACTTTGCCTGTTGATATAGTTCGTCAATAGTGCCGTTGTTATCTATAATAGCATCAAACTCTGTGCCTACCCAGGCTGTTTCACTGGCATGAATCTTACGCATTTTTAATGCCTGTACAGCATAATTGTGCCCTTGATTTGCATCGACTGCTAGGTCGTACCAGTCTGGCAATGGTCCTCGCTGTACCCAAACAATTTTTCCGCCGGCGCTGCGTATGCTGGAAATTTCGTTAGGAAAGCGGCAATCACTAATAACCACACTATCTTTGCTTAGGCGCAGTTTGTTTTCTAGGCTAGCAATCCAAATGTCATCGTGAAAGCCTTTGCGGCAAACTTCGGTACCCCAATATTGTAGTACCCATCTAGGAGTTAGGGTTGGCATATCTAAACGTTCTGCCCACCAAGGGTCAATTTGCTCTCGCCACTCACGTGCTTCTTTAGTACGACCTTCTAGCAGTGTTCTATCCCAACCAAAGACCGCTGCCACTGCGTCTTTTAAAGTTGATGCAAAACTTTCTCTACGAAATTCGTGAAAATTTTGTAGATAATCTGCTACCGTATCTTTTCCGCTGCCTATAAATCCACACACACCAATAATCATAATATTCTCCAACTGTATAAAGTATACAGGAAAATATTATTAAGATCAACCTATGATAAAAGTATAGCCGTGGCCACCGGGAACTAATTTCATCAAATCGTCAATTAATTTTTCCATTTCAGCAGTGGCTTCTGCTTTCATTGCAGCACCATTAAGGCTGCTTCCTCCCTGAGGTCCTGCAATTTGTGCAAATTTTTCACGGGCCTGTCCCAACATCATTTTGCAGTTGGCCAGGCTATAGTCTTTGATCCACTGTCCTGCATAGGTATCTTCAATAATAGCAAAATCTGGTTTGGTATTATAGACCCATAACATTACTTCTTCCTCGCCTCTAGGACGTTGTTGTATCATTAGTTTTCTGCTCTGCGGTTGCCAGGTAAAATTAATAAATGAGCCAAACATTTTTCCTACCAGCTCTTGATAACCGCTGAACAGTTCATAGGTCAATAACCCGCCCATATTAGTCGATGATAACAAATAGGTATTTGTATAGGCCAAGTTAAATGGCTCAAACACTGTGCCGCCTGTACCGTTACCAGTTCTAGAACCAATGCTGCGTCTAAAAATCTGTCGAACCTGCTGTATTTCTTTAGGAAGAATGTACTCGTTTTGATCTTGTCTTAGAGTTAAAAACGCATAGCTTTCTTCAACAGAATTATCACTGCGTTGTCGAAATACCGCTAGGCTTCTATCCAGGGCAGTTTGATAATGTATTGGGTCTAGTTCAATGTCAATCATGCCGTCACCCAGCATAGCTTTGCAATAATCGTAGACTTGTTGTTTAGATTGATCTATTTGGCTCATGCTGTTATTTATCGTAGCGGTAAATATACTACTATGCCAAGACTCTCGTTATACCGTCCCGAAAAGGGCAATGACTACAAATTTATTGATAAAAATATCTGGGAAATGTTTCAGGTTGGCGGAACTGATGTTTTTATACATCGTTATCTAGGTCCCGGAGCTACCGGAAATACTGCCACGCCTGCACAGCCCGTGTACAACTCCAGCGATCCTACACAGATTCAAGATCTGCTGTTTTTAGAAAATAGAGATCGCAAGTACGATCCAGACGTTTATGTAATGCGTGGTGTCTATAGTCTACAGGATTTAGATTTTAACCTAAGTCAGTTTGGTTTATTTTTACAAAACGATACAGTTTTTATTACCTTTCATATCAACGACACTATTGAAAAACTAGGACGTAAGTTGATCAGTGGTGATGTCATAGAATTGCCGCACCTAAAAGACGATCATGCTCTCAACGATTTTCAATTTGCACTGAGAAGATTCTATGTTATTGAAGAAGTCAACCGTGCCGCGGAAGGTTTTTCAGTGACTTGGTATCCACACCTATATCGTGCTAAATGCAAACCTTTAGTTGACAGTCAAGAATTCAAAGAAATATTAGATCAGGTTGCCAACAAAGATGCAATGGTAGGAACTTATAATGCTACTACAACCTATTATCCAGGTGAAGTTGTAACAGGCCTAGACGGAAAAAATTATACAGTTGTACGTGAAGTTACAGGTGTTGCTCCTCCTAACCTAAGTTATTACGAACTTGCCGATAGTCTACGTAATATTATGAGCACCTATGAAAAAGAAATGCAGATTACACAGGCTGTTCTTGATCAGGCGGATGCAGATGCGCCAAGAAGTGGTTCAGATACTACTCAATTTTTCACACTAACTATTGATGAAAATAAACTTCCTGTGTTGGTAACTGCTGATACAACTACATTAGATGCCAGCATTGAAACGCAGGCCACAGATGAAAATGGTGCTCCGTTATTTGATGCCAACGGTGATCCGGTATATGTAGGAGTTACTGCGGCCACAGCATTGTTGTCATCAGAAAAATCTGCCTACGACGGTTATCTAGTTGGAGATGGCGTTCCGCCTAATGGCGCTCCTTTTACCGCAGGTATTGCTTTTCCTCTTTCTCCAAGCGATGGACAGTTCTGTTTAAGAAAAGATTATTTCCCATATAGACTATTTAGGTTCAGCGGTACTAGGTGGATCAAAGTTGAAGATAAAGTTAGAATGACCATGAACAACCTAGGCGACAGCGATGTCGGAGCAGGTGACCAATTTGCAGGCAAAGACGTTCGCAAAACACAGAAAGCTGGATTTATCAACAACACTAATACTGATACAATTAACGGGCATACCGTTAAAGAAAGACAAAGCCTTAGCAAGGCGCTACGACCAGAGGCAGATGAATAATGGATTATTTTTACGACGGCCAAGTAAGACGATATGTTACACAGTTTATGAGAATCTTCATAGGATTCAAATATAAAACTGGTGGCGACATTCCGGAAGAAAGACACGTGCCTGTTATGTACGGAGATATGACTAGGCAGGTTGCCAGTCTTATCAAAGATAACAGTGAAAATAAACTATCAACTGTGCCAAGAATTGCCTGTTATATCAGCGGCCTAGAATTAGATACCAGCAGACTAAGCGATTATAGTTTTGTCAGTAAATTATCAGTAAGAGAAAGACAATACACAGTTAACGATGCCGGGGAGCGAGAATACGGCTATGCTCAAGGTGGTGGTTATACCGTAGAAAGACTAATGCCTACGCCTTTTAAACTAACAATGAAGGCAGAAATTTGGACATCTAGCACTGATCAAAAGTTGCAGTTGCTTGAACAAATCCTAGTGTTATTCAATCCCAGTCTTGAAATACAGACCACAGACAACTATGTTGATTGGACCAGTATCAGTGTTGTTGATCTTAACAGTGTTAATTTTAGTTCTAGAACAATTCCACAGGGAGCAGAAAGCGAAATTGATATCTGTACAATAGAATTTCAAACTCCTATTTGGATCAGTCCGCCGGCCAAGGTTAAGAAATTAGGCATCATTAAAAATATTGTGATGAATGTATTTGGCGAATCGGGACAGCTATTAAATTTAGAAGATTTAATTTTCAATGGAGACGCTCCTACATCTCAACAAAGAGAAACAGTGGATCGATTTGGTGTGTTGTTGATATTAAACAAGGCCACTGGCTTATATGATCTAACAGTCTTAGACGTCTACGAGGCTGTGCTAGGATTAGGACTAGATGCAACACCGTATAAAAATAATCAATTGAGATTAGACTGGAACAAGATATTAGAAATACACGGCGGGTATACCGGCACCAGCAGAATACATTTTACACAGCCCAGCGGTTATGAAATTACCGGCACCTTTACAGTTAACGAGCTTGATCCTACATATCTAGTTGTTGATTTAGATATGGATACTATTCCTACAAATACCATTGTTGCTGTAACAGCTATTGTTGATCCTTATAAATTTAGCCCTATTGAAAAATTTGGTGCAATCTCAAACATCCCCGTTGGCACTAGATACCTAATGCTAGACGATGTTAACAACAGTGATAATGTTGGACAACACGTAGAAAATGGTGGATGGAATTATGGAGATAGCGGCTCAACTGCCTACGACGGCCCGGATGCTTGGAAAGATTTGATAGGCAATGATACTGTAATCAAAGCTAATTCTATTATAGAATGGACAGGTGCTGCTTGGATACAAACTTTTAATCCTGCAACAGTTACTTCCACACAATATTTCACCAATCTAACCACTGGAGTACAGTATAAATGGGATGGTACACAATGGCTACGTTCGTTTGAAGGCGAGTATGCGGCCGGATATTGGAGATTTGACCTAGATGCCTGATAAGTATCTAGATGCAACAGCGTGCCGGCCTATTATTTTTAGCTAAAAATACCAAAAGAATTCTTCTGATCTTGGAAGATGCCAAATGGACTGTGCCTACTTTTCCTCGAAGTAATTCTTTATTGGAAGATGTTGATCCGTTAATGAAAGATTTTTCAACTGGAAAGATTTTACCAATTGAATTATACCTCAGCGAAGATAGGGGTTTTGAATACGGCACCTATGTATGCCTAGTTGATCAAGAGTTTTTAACCAACAAAGCAGAATCAATTGCCTGGTGCGGGCTAGGGCATCTTCCAAAAAATCTACACAACGGTTTAAAAGCTACCTTGCAAAATTCTATTATACAATCTAAAATATCAACAATTTTAGAACTATCAAATTCGTTAAATTAACAATTTTTTTAATGTAAATATAGCGTTCGGAGGCATCAATGCAACAAATTAAAAAATCTAAAACATTTCAAACAGAGCTGGCTCGATATAGCACTTTTATTGAA